TATCCCACACTTTGTGGGCATTCGCGACCGCGCGATCCAAAACTGTGTCGATGAGCTCGCCCCAACCGCTCTCCGCGTAGCCTCTCGCAATTCCAGCGAGATAGCTGCTCGGCGGCGGGCGCAATGCGATCTTCTTGTTTCGCATCACATAGACGAGCATGCGCTTGATGGTTCCCTCTTGGCGAACGCGCAGCCACTCCTTGACGTACAGGCGCGGCGCTCCCTCATAGATGTCCAAGATCCGCTCGCACTCTGGAGTGATGGACCAGATCGCGCCGTAAGCATACTCGCCTTCCGCCGCGTCTATGTCCGCAAGCCCGCCGCGGAATACCAGCTTGGTATCCGGCAGCGCGTTCCTTTGGACGAAGCGAGCTCGCGGGCAGCGATCCGCCATCTGCGAATGATCCATGTTGGAGCCATAGGAAAAGTACAGCGTGCGCGGCTGCTCTTGCTGCGGCTGCTTTCGCTTCCGCTTATGCACGCGCTTGCGCTTACGATTCGTCATGCAGCTTCTCCAACAGGCCCGCCTTGACGAGCGCGTCAACAAAGCTCCTGAAGTTTTCACTGATGCCCTGCGGTCGCGCAAACCAGTCAAGTTCCGCGCGGTCTGAGACGTCATCCATGAAGTCTTCCAAGCTGTTCAGCGGATCAAGCGCTCCCTTGCGGAGCAGCTCAATGATTTCCTTGTGAGTTTCGGCAGCTAGAATCTGCCCGTCTGACTTGTCAACATAGTTCAGCATGGTCTTCTCCTTGGTCTTGAAAGTTAAGCGGAGCGGCGGGCGCCGTCCGCAGCGAAGTGCGAAGTTCGCATCTTGAAAAAGCTAGCAACGTCCGCGGTGCAGCCGCTCCACTCCAGAAGATCAGTCAGCGTGCCTGTCGCGGGCAACGCCTTCATCGCGGTCGCCGCGTCCATCATGGAGAGGAGCAGCTTAACCCAATTGCTGATCTTGCCCCACTCAGTCGTTCCACTGTGATGGCGGACTTCAATCGTTCCATGAACGGCGAAGCTGCGGGGGTTGACTGTCCAATACCGGCCAGCGTGCGAGCTCAGAAGATTGCGACATGCTGCTCGCGTGCTGAAAGTCTGTCCGCGAAGCGCGCTGTTGATGGGGTGCGCGTACTGATTGTTATGGCGGCTGCGCGGCATGAATCCGTTGATCGCCTCTTCAAAGAGTGCGTAGGCTGCGAAAAACCGGCAGTAGCTCTGCTCACTCATCTCGCGCGCGTCCAAGTGGACATGCAAACCGCAGCTTGCGTTGATAGTCGCGCCGCCGTTGGTCGTTGCTTCGCAAACCTTATAAAGCTGCGCGAAGCCCTGTTCGCCGCTCAGCTTGGGGCTAACCACTTCGCTGCCGCCGTACACGCTAGCGTCCGTCACGATCTTCCAATGGTCTCGCAGCGAATGATTGTAGCCTTCAACCGCTGCGGGAATGCCGCTGCCGGTTATGGCGGTCTGCATTCGCGAGCGATCGCCAATCAATTCAAGCTCAACGCCAAAGGCGCGACCTTCAGTGCTCAACTCAGGGAAGAGGCGCGCGATCGCTGCCGTCTGCGTCTGAGCAGCGGCGGAGCGGCGGGGGCGCGACACAGTGCGACGCGAAGTGCGAATCCCGCTCAGCGTCATGACCGCGGGCTGGTCTGCATAGATAAAGCGGATATTCCAAGAGCGGCGGCAACTTGTGCACGTGCGGCGCGAGATCCCAAGGCCTGAAAGATAGAGGGGGTATCCGCATTCGCAGCGGACGCGGAACGCGTTCTGCTCATGCCCGCGGCCATCGCGGCGGATAACCGGCGCGCTGCGCTCGTAACCGCGCTCGCTGTTGGTGGGTGCCGGCATCTTTTCTCTCCTTAGACTCGCTGCTCAACTAGAAGCGTACCAAGCTTATCGGCCTTTCGCAACCAAAATCAAGCAAAAAAGACCAAATAGATCAAAATAAACTGCTTTCTAACTAGCTGAAATCAAAGGGCTTTTTGGCAGGCTCTCCAGGATGCCCCCAGACGCGTCTTCTCCAAGCCAGCCTGTAGCTGCTCAAGGTGCCCCAAAGAAAGTCCAGCAGAGCGCGAGTCTGGAGTCCACTTTTGTTGCACTTTTGTTGCATATTCGCGCGGTTAGCTATTGCAATCCTACAGGCGCATGCCTATAATCTTTTTTCAGCCTTTTTCAATTAAAGCTACGGCATTCCAATCAAACGCCGATAAGCTATAAAGAGCAAGGAAAGCAAAGGGAGCCAAGAAGATGTTTCAAGTGTTCAACCACAATCTCGTTCTGCTTGCTGAATTCAGCGATCGCGAGCGCGCGGAAGCAGAAGCTGCGCTCTACACCTATCAGACCGGCAACTTTGCATCGGTTGAAGAAGGAGCAGCATCATGAGCGACTATGAAGTGCAGCGGCTTGGAAATACCGGCCGGTTCAAGACCTACTTCAACGGCAAGCCGCTGGATGGACAGACTGACAAGTCCATGGCCGACGCGCGCATCCACTGCGAGCAGCACGCCGATTGGCAGAATGAAGTCGTCGATTGGCTTGACTGCGGATCGTTCCTCAGTGGACGCGGCCGCGTGCGAGTTTCAGAATGAGCGCGCTTGAAACGGAGCGGCTGCTCGTCACTGAGCTCGTTCGCGACGAAGCCGGCTATGACTGCGGCCCGCTTGAGCTCTATCCGGATCCGTGGCTGACCGGCGTTTGGGCAGTCCGAAGTCCGGACGGCTGCGACTTCTTGGTCAACATCGGCGAGCGCAGCGTTGAAGACTGCGAATTCAAATCATGGCCGCCGACTTCAGAAAGGTGATATGATGCCCACCATGGAAATAAGCTCAGAAGTTTCAAGCTGCTGCGGCAGCGGGTTGGCGGTTGATCCGATCCCGTCCGATCTGCGCTGCTTGATCTGCGTCGCATGCTTGCAGCCGTGCCTCGCGGTTTACGTTGACGAAGCGGAAGCGCGGGGCCGCGCGGCTGCTGTCCGCGCATGCGCTTCTGTAGCCGCTGCGATCCGCACGTGCTCGTTCTGCGGCTGCTATATGACCGGCAAGCGCTGCCGCGACTGCGACGACGACAGGATTGATTGATGAGCAAGTTCGCGGGTCAGCCCTGCCGATGCCACGCGAATTCAGGCGGGCACTCATTCAACGAAACAGACTTGCGCTGCCCGTGCGGCGTAACTTGGTTCGCGCAGCAGATCAATCCAACAGACTGCGCGCAGCATGCAATCAAACAGAATACCATGGCTGCGCGAGCGCGAGCAGCAAACAAACGCAAAGGGGTTACTGATGATGATTAGCAAGCGGCCTATTGCGACAGCGCTTTGGCCGTGGCGCTTTGCGCCGAAAACAAAACAGACTACGCCTGCTGACGCGCCGCAGAAACGCCGCGGCTGCGTATACGGCTGGGCGCGCGATTTGTACGATGAAGATCTGCCGCAGCAAAGGGAGCACGTGCTGGAGCAGGAATTCTTGAGCCGACTCCATGCCGGCTAGAAAAAGTTCACTGCGACGCCGCGCGGTTTCCAAGAAGGCTCAAGCTGCAACGTCAACCGCGACTGAACCGGCGGGAGCCAAGAAGAGCGTTGTTGACTTTCTGGAGTCGCTGCATCCGTTTGAAGTCGGCAGCAAAGGCTACCGCATGGTGGTACTCCAGAAATTCGCAGAGATATTTCCAGACGAAGAAGTTCCTGACGTCCATCCCAAATTGCTTGCGACACGCGTAGGCTATGAGCTAATTTGGTTGGGCTACCAACAAGCGAACGCGCTCAGCGAGCTCCATCCAAAAGTGATAGCGCGACGGCTAGCTAGTACACGCTACAAGGCCGCTGCGTTTGACGAGAGGCTGAGATTCTATCTTGACCTCGCCATAAACAAGAAGGAAGACGACATGCCCAAGACCGTGAAGAAGAAGGCCGCAAAGAAGTCCAAGCCCGCGACCGAAAAACGCAAGTCCATTTCCGCTCGCATGATTGAGCTGCTCGGTCAGTCCAACATGCCGACCAACGAGGCACTGACAAAGCAGGTGCAGGACGAGTTCCCGGCTAGCCGGTTCAGCGGAACGCATCTGAGCTGGTACAAGAGTCAGTTCCGCCGCGGGCTGCTCAGCGGAATGGCGAAGGGCAAGGCTCGCACGATCGCCGGAGAAAACAAGACGGCGGCGCCGGCGGAGCCCAAGAAGAAGAAGGCGTCCAAGAAGACGGCGTCCAAGAAGGCTGCGTCCAAGAAGAAGACCGCGAAGAAAAAGAAGGCGTAATCCAGCGCGGTTACTCTTTAGGGCGTCCTGTTGCAAAGCGGGGCGCCCTTTTCTATATTGGCGGGCATGCGCCAACGCAAGCCCACGATCGTGATTGATACGCGCGAGCAGCGACCGCTTGAGTTCACGCTGCCGACTTCAGTGAGTAAGCTGGACTTCGGCGACTACTCAATCGCAGGATTGGAAAGTCGCGTTGCTGTTGAGCGCAAGAGCTTAGATGACCTGTTTGGTTCGTTCACCCGCACCCGCGTCCGAATGGATGAACGGCTGCAAGAGCTGGGCGAGCTCGCTGCGGCTGCGATCGTAGTTGAAGCAACCGCGTTGGATGTAGCGCGCGGTTCAAAGCGGACTGCGGTCAACGGTCATTCGCTGCTCGGCAGCATCTCAACACGCTGCGCGCAGCTCGGCGTCGCGTTCGTTCTAGCCGGCGATCGGTACGGCTCCGCGGCGTTTATAGAGGCGTTCCTGCTAGCGTTTCACCGACAAGCGCGCAGCCAAAAGCGCGCAAGCCTGCGAAACGATTCAGCTTTTGGCGACAGAAAGTCCAGAGTTTACAGCGGCGGCTGACCGTGCTTTAATGCAGCTCCGTTCGATACGAGCGGAAATAGCTGAAAGGAAAAGCACTTGCCCCGCAAACCGACGAAGCGAAAGCGGCCCGCCACGGGTCAGCTACGAACCGCGAGCTGTTCGCTCTACTTCTTGGATAGGAGCGTTCTAGACCGCATTGATAACCTCGCGTATTCAACAGGTCTCGCGCGAGCCAAAGTCATGCGAGCAATCTTGGAACGCGAGCTTGCGAGGTACGAAGGAAAGCCTGAGCTGCTGCTCCGCAATGCCTGACCGTCAGCAAGCTCCTATCAACGACTACGTTCGCGTAGTCCAAAAGCTCGGCGAGCCTGACTTTGAGCGCCGCACTATTTCCAACTCCGGCCGCAGTACCTTCATGGACTGCCGTCAGAAGTACCGCTTGAGCTATGGCCATGGCCTTGGCAAACGCGGCGTCGTGGACTACTTCTGGATTGGCCGCGTTGTCCATGCGGAGTGGGAGCGGATGTATACGCGCGGAGCGTTTAGCGCGACGGCATGCCGCAAGCGCATCGACAAGCAGACTCGCGAAGCTGTTACTCAGTGCACGAACGAATACCAAGAAGAAAAGATTTGGCGAGCGAGCGCGATAGCTCAAGGGCTGCTCCCCACTTATGTCGACCAGTTCTTGGAGCGCGACCTAGATCAGTTCGAAATCCTGGAGTGCGAAGGCGACTTCAAGATAACGATTCCTGGAACTGATTGGAGCTACATCGGAACGCGGGACATGGTAGTTCGCGTCAAGCGCAGCGGGAACGGCTATACCAAAGGCGAGATTGGGATCGTTGAAAACAAGACGACCGGCGCGTTGGATACCAGCTACGTTGCGAAGCTGCCGCTCGACTATCAAATCCTCAGCTACGTTTGGAGCTACTTCGAAGAGTACGGGGTCAAGCCGAGCTTCGTGCTCTACAACGCTGCGCTCAAGAGCCGGCTGCGGCTGAAAAAGAACGAAAGCTTCGGGGAGTTCTTGAATCGCGTCGAGAGCGACTATCGCTTGGACCCTGCCAAGTACTTCTACCGCGAGCGCTTGAAGTTTGCTGCAACCGCAATGCAGGGCTTCGTCGATGAGCTCTCTCAATTCATAATCTTGGATCTTGAGCCGACGATCGCGACGAACTACTTCTCCAAGAATACCAATCAGTGCACGCTGCGCGGGCTTTGTCAGTTCATGCCTATCTGCGACGGCTCAAGCGATCTTGACGAGGCGCTGCTTGGATTTTCAAAGCGAGACTCCACTCACACTGACCGCTTCGATTTGTTGGACTGAGCGAATGAAGAACATCGCACGAGAGCTAGCGCAAGAGCTGCGGGACGCTGACCGCGAAGGCGAGCCTATTGACGACCCCGAAGGCGCGCGGTTCATCAAGCTGAGCGATCGATTCTCTCAAGAGCTAGCAACGCAGTTGGACGCGTTCGCAAGCTATATTGAGCGCTTGGAAGATATCGGATACGACAGACACACCGATCGTTGCCAAGACTGCCAATCGTATTGGTCACGGAATAACCGAGAAAACGCAAACGAAAACTTGCGACTCAAACGCGAGCTAGCAGAAAGGCCGCAGGAGTTGCCGACCCGATGAACCCCAAGACCGAAGAGGCGCGGCGGCTGGCCTCAGAGCTTCGCAGCGTCATTCCCCCGAAGAACCACGAGGCGTCACGAATCCTGGACTCCGCAGCGTTCACCCTACGTCTACTCGCTGCCGACGTGAATAAGCTTGAGGCCGAGAACGAGGCACTACGGGCTGCGCTGGAAAGCATCATCCAGTCGCTCAACTTCATTGGCGACAAGATCCCAGGATGACGCCGGAGCTTGGGCATGCGCTCAACAACCTGAAGTCCGAACTCTTGCTCGCCGTCAATCATCCAGATCCTGAAGTCCGCGAACGCGTCCGTCAGATCATCAACGAAGTCCAAGAAGAGGAGAGGAATTTTGAGCGCCCTGCCGACTGACAAGTCAAGTGGAGAAACAGTGGACCCGCGCAAGCTCGTTTGGTTTTTGTACGGCCCGCCGGGAATTGGAAAGTCGCTGCTAGCGTCGGGGTTCGGCAGCTCAGTGCTCTACCTTTGGACTAGTAGCGTCAAGTATATCGACGCGTACAAGCAGCCAATCATGGACTGGCGCAGCTTCGTCAAGGCCGTCCGCGAACTTCAGAAGTTGAACGGCAAGCGGTATAGCGCAGTCGTCGTGGATACGATCGATCTTCTTTGGATGCTCTGCAGGCAGCATGTCCTTGAAGCGCGCGGCATTGAGCACGAAACCGATCTGTCGCATGGCAAAGGCTTCGACATGGTGCGGCGAGAGTTCATTCCGGTTATCGCGAAGCTGACCACCTGCGGCTATGGCGTCGTTTTCGTTTCGCATGCAAAGGTTCGCGACTCCAACCAAGGCGGTCGCGGCGTGCGAATGGATCGCATTGTTCCGACGCTGCAAGACTCTGCGAAGGGGATCATCCTTCCAATCTGCGATGTCGAAGGCTACTTGGGCTTTTCTGCTGAAGACGTTGACGAAGATACGGGGAAGCGCCGCATCTTCTTTCAGCCGACTGGAATCATCGAAGCAAAGGATTGGACTGATCGCTTGCCGAAGCAGATGGAGCTAGTCAAGGATCCCGCAGCAAACTATGCGGAGCTCACCAAGCACTTGCTTTCAGAAGGGCGCGGGTCAACGGCCACCCCGCACCGCAAGAAGAAGAAGAAGACGGCCACCAAAAAGAAGAGGACCACTGAATGAGCGTTAGCGCAAAGGAACAGAAAACCCTTCAGAAGATGTGGAAGGGCGCAAAGGATACCGGCGGCAATCAGTTGGACGCGCCCGATGGGACGTATCAGTTCAAGATCGCCAAGGCGGTTTTCAAAGTGAGCGGCACCGGCAAGCCCATGGTTTCGGCTGTTTACGAAATCGTTGGCGGCGACGAAGAGTACGTAGGCGTCAAGGGTTCGCAGTTCGATAATCTGGAGACGCCTGACAACATGGGCTGGTTCAAGCGCAAGCTTGGACGGCTTGGAATCAAGGTGCCTGCAGATATCGGTGAGCTGCTTGACGGAACCGTTTGCGAGGAAATGAATGGCCGCGTATTCGAAGGCGTCCTGCGAACTGCAAACGATTTCCAGAACCTCTACGTGAACAAGCTAGTCTCCAAGGACGGCGACGACGACGACGACGAAGAGGAAGAGGAGTCAAGCGAAGTCTCGGATGGAGCTCGCGTGACCTTCAAGCGCAAGGGTGCAGTCGTTGAAGCAACCGTCATCGAAGTCGACGAAGACGAAGAGACCGCGGTTTGCGAAGAGGACGACGGCAAGGTCAGCTCCAAGAAGTTCAGCGCGCTGACGATTCTGTCTGCGGACGCGGACGACGAAAACGAAGAGGAGGATGAAGAAGAAGAGAGCGACGACGACGACGACGACGATGCGGAAGGCGAAGAAGAGAGCGACGACGACGAAGAAGAGACTGAGGACGAAGAGGCTGGCGAAGAAGAGGCGGACGAAGAGGAAGGCGATGAGGCGGAATGGCCCGAGAGTTCTGCCGCTGCGTCCAAAGACTTCACGAAAGCAACCGCAGGCGAGTGCCTTGAAGCGTTCGGTTTCGCGGTTGATAAGCAGCCGAAGAAACTTCTCGTCGACCTTTGCAAGGTTGATGAAGGTGCTGCCCTCCCGCTCGGGCGGCTGAAGATTCTGGCTGCCGCAATTGGTGTGAAGATCATCAAGGGCGTTACTCCCAAAGCGCTTGCGAAGAGTATCAAGGCCAAGTTGGCTGCGTAGCGATTAGCCCTATCGCAACGCAGTCAGCTGTGAGAGGGTGCAGCGGTTTGAATCAGCTTGCTTCCCTGATTCCCGCTGCACCCTCCACTTCTCTAACCCAAGGGCAGAAGGGCAATGAACTCCAAAAAGATTAGCAAGGAACTACTGCGTCGAATCAACTTGACTGACGCTATCGATGACTTGGTTGAAGGCGCGTCCACCGGCGATAACGTCTGCTGCCCTTTCCCTGAGCGCCATGAGTCCGGCAACGACAGCACTCCATCGTTTGGAGTAGACCCTGACAACGCCGGCCGCTCGTTCTGCCAAGGCTGCGGCTATAAGTCGTCGACGATAGTTGGGCTAGCGCAAGACTTGCTAGGCCTGTCGTATCGCAACGCAATTAAGCATCTCTGGACTGAGCATGTCGAGAAGCTAGTCCCCGACTCCAATGTATCGCATGCTCATGGAGCGCTCGCGAATAATCCGCTCTTGATTGGACGACTCAAGAAAAAGCGCGGTATTTCTGAAGCTGCCGTGTTGCGGCATAGGCTAGGCTGGGCTGGCGATCGCCTTTGGATTCCAATTGAGAACGAGCAAGGCCTTGTCGTCGACGTTCGCAAGCACGATCTACTGGGTCGCAGAAAAGCAGGCGCGCCCAAGATCTTCAGCTATGGCAAGAAGGGCGATGGCTTTGGAGGCGCGCGGATCTATCCGTTGAGCTCGCTCAAGCGCAGCGTGGTCGTGCTCTGCGAAGGCGAGCTAGACGCGATCCTAGCTATCGACCGCGGGATCAACGCCGTGACCATTACGAGCGGCGCGCACACGATGCCCGCTGAGCTTGCGAAGAAGTTCAAAGGCTTGAAGGTTCTAGTCGTGCCGGACAACGATAAGGCTGGATTGGCGGGCGCACGCAAGCGAGCCAAGGCCTTAACCAAAGCAGGCGCGCGAGTGATTCTGCTTGACCCCCCGCCTTGGCCGAAAGGCAAAGACTTGGGCGATTGGCTGCATGGCGGCGGCGGCAATGCTGAGCTGCTGAGACAAGCAGCGTCAGGCGTTGGCGAAGAAGAGGCTAAGCCCGTCGCGTCCGTTGCGTTGGAGTTCGAGACTTCAGAAGCTGAAAACGAAATGGTCGAGCGCGCGGAGCTGGTTCTGTCGCTGCTTGAATCACGCGGTGGATTCTTTCGCGGCAACGACGGCGAATCCTACTACGCGGAGCGAGCGGGCAGTGGATCAATGGCTGTCGGCGGCGCTCACTTCCTTGGGCATCTGTCGCGAATCAATCCTGCAATCAATTCAGCAACGTCGTCCGGTCGCTTCGTTATCAACCACTTGAAGTCAGCTGCGCTAGGGCGCGCAAGCAAAGTCACGATGGGCGCTTGGTCGCTCTATCATAACCAAAGCGTTTACCTCTACGCGGGCAAGGGCCGAACGCTTTGCGCGACGCCGAAGTCGGTCACGATGCTGGACGACTCAGTGCAGACGCACTCAGTGCTGATTGATACGCCGCGCGAGCATGCTGCGGTTAAGTGGATCAAGTCCGCGCAGCCAAACGAAGCTGTTGCTGCGGCGTGGTCCATCGTTGGTAGGAATATCGCTTGCGACGATTCGTACCGCTATCTCTCGATGTGTTGGATCATGAGCCTGTACTTCAGGGAGTATATTCGGGCGAAGCCAATCCTTCGATTCGTTGCGAGCAGCGGCGGCGGCAAGACCACTGCGACCAAGTTGATTTCGCACTTGATCTATGGCGAAGAAGTCATGTCGCACTCCGCGAGCACGATCGCAAGTAGCTACGCGATGGCTCAGTCGCACCCAATCCTTTTGTTTGATAACGTCGAGACTCGCAACCTAACGCAGCCGTTTGAAGACTTCCTGCTGACCGCTGCGACCGGCGGATCAAAGACGAAGCGCGCGTCAGGAACTGACAGCGCCATCGTAACGGAGCAAGTCAACTGCTTGATTGGGACCAACGGTATCGAGCCCTTCTCCAGAAACGAACTGATCGCGCGGACCATTGAGATTGAGCTTGACCTCGAGAAGTATGGCCGCGCGAACTTCCATGAGTACCGAGAAGTCAAGCGAGCATCAGAGCAGCGCCATCAGATTCTATCAGGCTGGTTGAAGCTCGCGCAGCAATCCATCCTACCGCGAATCAAGAGCGGCGAAGTTTCAAGGATCGCGCACGAATTCCCGCACCATTCAATGGAACGCTTCAACGACCATTGGGCGCTGATGGCGATCTGCTCAGATATCTGCTTCGCGTTCAGACCGTCAAACAAGTGGAACACCGCTCGCGATTTGGTAAGTGAATGGCTGGAAGAGCAAGACCGCAGCGCGTCAGAACGCAAGCAATCAACGAGCGAGCTGCTCTACTATCTGGAGACGCTAGTCGATCGGCATGGATCGCTAAGCGATACGCGCGTCAAGATTACTGAGCGCGATGGCAAGACCTACCTACGCGCGCAAGCCAACCAGCTCTTGACAGACTTTCAGATCCTTGCAAAGCATCTCGGTCAGCGCTGTCCTTGGAGCAATGCTAGACAGCTTGGAGTCCGCCTTGTTGACGCGGAGTCTATGCTTTCCAATGCAGGTTGGACGCGATCAAAGAAGATGGTTTCAGGCCGCATGCTCACAGTTCTGACCAAGGAGAAGAGATGAACTTCAGAGCTCGATCTATTATCGCATTCGAAGGCCCTGATGGGGTTGGGAAGACGACGCTGCTTAATCAAGTCGCGGTAGAGCTTCTGCGGCAGGGCGTTCCTGTTACTGTGGTTGATTACAGAGCATCAGAGACGGGCCGCGCCGCGTATGATCTCGCGCGCGACCACGACGGCAACGAAATGACCCGCCGCTATCTGATGGCTGCGGCAGCGGAAGAGGCGCTTGAACTGGTCTATAGCAAGTGGAACGAGTCGCTGATTCTGCTTGATCGACTGCACCCCGTTAGCGACTGGTGCTACGGCAGCGCATCGGCTGAACTCGCAGCGCATACGGATCGTTGGATTGGGCTTACCGAAACTCAGCATTGGCCGCTGGTCGATCTGCTATTCGTTCTGAGGTATCGCCATCGCAAGCCAACGCATGCGCTCGAGCGAAGAGACGTCGACAAGTTCTACGCAAACACGAATCAGCTTAGGTTGCTTTCTGGCGCGGAAGGGCTTGATATTCTAACGGTTAATAAGCCTGCCGACGAAGGCGTTCTAGTCGCTGAAGTTATCAAAGTGATGATTGAAGAAACGCTGATAGAGGTGTCAGAATGAATACCGCGTTTGATGGAGTCTATGTCGAGCTACTCGACTTCGTGCTCGCAGCAAAAGAGGAGCAAGACCAACGGACCGGCATCTACTACCGCGCGCGTCCCGGCCTTTCGTTTAGCTGCGGCCATGGCGGCGGACTGCCGCTCGTCTCGCTGCGGAACATCAACACCAAGTGGTTCTGCGCCGAAGCGGTTTGGCATATGAGCGGCGGCCGCGATCCCGACTTCATGAAGACCTACGGCTTCAACGCTTGGAGTAAATTCCCGCAGTCGATGAATTGGGGTCCGACATTTCGCGGCCGCGGCGATGGCATTGACTTGCTGCTTAAGGGCGTCGCTGCGCTACGACATGATCGCACCAAGAAGTCCATCGTCTTCCAGCTCTTCGAGCGCGACGACATTGGCCGTTCGCATCGGCCTTGCATCTCGTCCATGGCGCTTTCGGTTATCGGTGAAACGCTGCATACGACGGTGCTCCAACGAAGCGCTGACCTCTACTTCGGACTTCCGCATGACGTCGCCGGCATCGCGATCATCCGCGCTTGGATCGCTCGCTATCTCAACTTGAAGATCGGCGCGATCTATTGGACGGTGGCCAACGCGCACGTCTACGCCAATCAGTACTTTGCAGCTCACGCGATGGTCGAGAAGTTTTCAACTCGAACTGGTATCGCGTCAGCTGATTCTATAGTTCCGTCTTGCACGGCAGAATGGAAGCGCGCGATCCAAGGCGAGCCAACGCTAGTATTTGATTTGCATCGCGTAGTCGAGGCTGACTATCTGAAGTTCAATCCACCCAAGTCTCATAGGGGGATTGCAATCATAGGGGGCGTGAATGATTAGCGCAAGTATAGTGGTTAGCTTGGATGGACGAATTGGAAAGCCGAATAGCATTGAGCACGGCGGCTGGACGAGCAGCGAAGACAAGGCTAAGTTCTGGAAGCTGGTTAAGCAGTCGCAGCTCTCAATCGTCGGCGCGAATACTTGGAACGGCTTCTCTGCGTCAACAAAGACTCGCTTGGTCGCCAACTCCAGGGTCTTGCTCTACTCCGGCCGTAACAGCACGCACTCCGAGGATCTTCTAAAGCATGCGCTCAGTTGCAGCGTGGACGAAGAGGTTCTGATCTTGGGCGGCGCGAAGACGTTCTACTTCTTCCGCCATGTTATTCACTGCTGGAACATTACGACTGAGCCTGTTCTGTTGGCGTCGGGGCCGTCGCTCTTTCCGTTGCTTGCAGACGACAAGAACCGCATTCCAGTCTTCCTGCAGATCGAGCGGCTTAAGCAACTGAACGCAGAAGGGACTATCCATGCGGTGTATACGAAACGATAAGTCTAAGCCTACCTTTGCGCTAGTTCAAGCTCCCGCGCAGCTAATACGAATCGAGCTGCGGCCGTGCAAAGTATGCTTTGAAGTCATGACGATCTCCTCTCGCATTCCTGGCGGGCGTCGACGACAGTCGAAGTACTGCAGCAACGCGTGCAATCAGAAGGCCAAGCGAATGAGAGCAAAGGAAACACGATGAATGACGAAGCGCAAACCTATCTCCAGTTCAACGAAGGCTCAATAGGTCAAGTGCAGATTCTTCGACGCCTCTCTAGCTTCGGCAGCCACGTTGATCGCATGCAACGCTTCGCCGCTGAAGTCGCGAGCTGGAGCAACTGTCCCATCGGTCGAAAGCATGCCTGCATTCTAACGCTCGAGGGGAAGTACATCATCTCGACCGGCTATAACGGGACTGCGACCAAAGAGCCGGAGTGCGTTTGCGAAGGCAAGCGCAAGGGCTGGTGCATGGAGAACTGCGTCGCCGTTCATGCGGAAGTTAACGCGCTCGCGAACGCTGCGCGCATCGGCGTTTCAGTACTCGATTCGATAGCGTACGTGACCAAAGCGCCCTGCCTGCCGTGCCGCGCGGCGCTAAAGAACAGCGGAGTCCATGTGATAATCTGGGACCAAGCCAATGACTCGCTCAGCGTACCTAGAGACTCGTTCGAAGCTCTCGAAGACTTCGGGTTCTACGCGCGTGGCTGATCCGCTCGGCTCAGGTCTGCTGCTTGTCGTTGATCTAGAGACCAACGGCCTTGATCCTGAGAAGGGTCATACGCCGTTCTTGATCGGGTTCCAACGCGAAGGCGAAGGCCGTACTTGGAAGTTCGATATGCGTGGCAACGCGCCCAAGGCCGATGATATTCTTGGCGCTGACCATCCCAAGCTTCGCGAGTTCATGAACGACATTGAAGACGAATCCGTTATCAAAGTCGCGCATAACGCTAAGTTCGAAATCAGAATGTTGCGAGCTATATACCTCAAGCCGCGCGGTCCGTGGTGGTGCACGATGAACATGACCGTGCTCCATGACGAGTATTCAAGGCTCTCGCTTGATTGGCTTGCGCAGCGATACTTTAAGGAGGAGTATACCGAAGACCACTTGATTACGGAATGGCTTTCGCAAGAGCGACGCGCACGGCGCAAGCACTATCGCAACGAAGGTTGGGATCATGACGACGCGCCTGAACCGACCTACGAAGACTATTACGCTCAGCACCCTGACGTGATGAGCTGCTACCTTGAAAAGGATTTGGATCATACGCTGCGGCTTGCGTTACAGTTCCGCGTCGGCTGCACTACCAAGTTCAGGACGCCATTCGAAACGGATACCGCGCTCGTCCCGTTCGTTGCAGACATGGAGGATAACGGGATCTACGTTGATCGCGAGTTCTGCAAGCTCAACTTCAAGAAGTATTCGAAGCTAGCGCGCAGCGAGAAGAAAAGAATTTGGGACATCGCTGGCGAGACCTTCAACTTGGATTCGCCGCAGCAACTGAAGTCGATCTTCCACCGGCTAGGCTACGAAATATCTGACACGCGCAAGGATACGCTCTACGCTCTTGAAGGCGAGTTCGCAAAGGCGCTGCTTGAATATAGAGCTGACTCCAAGATCGCGCGCTGGTTTCGAACATTCCTTTTGGACTCGCAGCACGACAGCCTGATCCACGCGAGCTTCTGGCAGAACGGCCAAGACCAAGGAATCAAGACGGGCCGCTTCTCAATCAAAGATCCAGGCTTGCAAACGATTCCCGGCGGCTACCGCGGAACCGTTGGACAGCGTGGTAAAGACGTTCGCCGCGCGATCAAGCCTAGGCCCGGTCACAACCTGTTCATGGCCGACTATGCTCAAGTCGAACCGCGGATCTTGGCGGAGTATACGCAGGACGAACGCTTGCTGACAGAGCTGCTCGCGGGTCGCGATATATACTTGGCCTTCGTGCGGATCTTCTTTGGCAAGACGCCGTTCAAGAAGGGGAACGAAACTCTCTTGGCTCAGCGGCGCAGCGACGCGAAGACTATCATCCTTGCTATCACCTATGGAATGGGCGTCGACAAGATGGCTCGCAACCTTGGAGTCGTCTCTAGCGTTGCGCGCGGTATGCGAGCGCAGGCCATGACTGAGATGCCGACGATGAAAGAGTTCATGGATGACTGCTCCCGCACCGTCGCGCGGCTTGGATATATCGATGACCTTTGCAGCCGCCGCTACCGCGTTCCTCGCGATCGTTCATACAAAGGCATCAACGCAATCATTCAAGGACTCGCTGCTCAAGTCATGAAGCGAGCGCTTGCACGCGTCGGCTATCTCATCAACATGTGGAATGAGATGCAAGGCCAAGAAGACTCCAAGGTTAGAGCTCGCATGCTGCTCACGGTCCATGACGAAATCGTCTTTGAAGTTCCGATTGGTCAAGAGGACGAGCTCTGTCCGTTGGTCCGCTTGCAGATGGAGAGCGCTATGCCGGAGCTCAAAGTTCCGCTTGTCGCGGACATGAGTTGGGGACCGCACGGCGCAAGCTGGGGCGACAAAGTTGATTGGCGCGAAGGAGCTGCGCTCGAACCAATCGCGATCGCGTCCAAGGCTGCAAGCGCCGACCTTGCCGGCGTTCGAGGCATCGGCAATATCGACTAGGCTGCGCTGGTCAGCTTCTAAGGCACTGGACTCGGTATAGACGCAGCAGGCGCGCCGGTACGCTAGACCAGTGCCTTAGCGGCTGACCGGTGAAGCCTCGCGCTGCTTTCGGATCTGCCGGTAGGCTACCCAGCCACCGAGCCGTAGCCCGGCGAAGCCGAGCCAACCCCGGATCGGCCCGACATGGCGCTCCCCCGACCGCGCGACGTGCCGCCAGATTTGATCGGCGATGCGTCGCTGCACTCCGATTCGATAAAGCCAATCGTGGACGATGCCCGCGATGTCATAGAGGCGGTCGTCGCCCATGACTGGCTTTAGCAGCGTAGGGATCGACGACCAGTCGTGATCAAATCCCTTGGGGATAATCACGATGATCGTATCAGCTGCAACCGACAAGCTTGCGTGAAAGTTCTTGAGCTCAGGGAATACGATTCCCAAGCTGACGATCAGATTGCGAAGTAGGATCCGCCTGCCGGTAGTCGGCTCGCGTTCCGACTGCGGCTGTCCTTTGATTACGACTGCTTGACTCATCGTGAGCACTCGCACTTGCCGGACTCCAGAGGTTGAGCAGCAATCGACGGCGCTAGCGTTGGCCGGCCCATGAAAGCGAGCACGCCCTCGACGGCGATCCCGATAGTGCCGCGGAAGATCTCGGAGAAGACGCTCGAGAAGGTTCCGCCAACGACTTCCACTCCGTCGTCTTTGCAGGTTGACACACTGGAGTCGCCCAACGCTAGGCTGAATCCAGGGAAGTGAACAGCGCAGCCGGTAAGCTGCAAGACCAAGACCAGTGCTAGTAGCCTCACGCTTGAACCTCTTCGATTGCCGGCGGCCGCTCGCCATATGCGAATGCTTGGGTATGCAATCGCTGGGGAGCATAGTCGTCGCCGATATAGACTGACCAACCGCGAGCCTTCAGCCATGTGATAGCAGGTTCGCGTTGAACAGAAGAGTCGAACCAAAGGTCGATGCCCAAACCCCAGCCGCCTTCTTGAGTATGCTTTGAACCCGTCTGCCCGCCAACTGATTGGTTTCGTAGTTCCGTTCGGCAGCCGCCTGTGACGCTTGCGCTAAACAGCCGGCAGCATTCCCAAACGTCGCCAACGAATCGCTCTGTTCGAATCCGAATGTTGGTAGTCATTTGATGGAATAGCCTCGCTTAATGCACCAGTCAGATTCGATAAGGCCCTCCGCGCAAGACTCGCGGCGCGCGTCGTCTTTGCTCTCAGCCTCGACATGGATCTTCTGCAAGACCTCGACCACTTCATGCTTTCGATTGGCGGTGATGAACCACGCGCCTGCGATAGCTAAGCCCATGACCAGCGAAGCAATCTTCCCTAGCTTGCTCATATCATCGAACATAGACGCTACCTCTTACTCTCTAGCGCGCGCAAGCGCTCGCGCATCTTCTCAATCATCTTGTCCGTCTCGGTGTGCAGACGCAACGACACAGGCAGGACTCCGTGAGCGATGGACTCTTCGACCGACCGCATACGGACCATCAGGTCGCCAACGAGCGCGGTCTTCACCTCTCCGATATTGCTCTCTACGTGCGTGAGCCGGTTGTCAACGTTCGTGACCCACATGACGCCAGCAGTGGTGCCGCCCACGATGATGACGAGGATCGCCCATAGGATCTTGGCAATCGTTGCGAGCTTGCCAATCGCGGCTAGCAGCTCGTCTTCAGATTGAGTCTTGCTTGTGATCGCCATGTTTAACCGTCACCCGCCACTATCGATCGATGGCTTTGGCTCAGCATCACTGTCGCGCCGCCATCGTCGTCAACCAACGTGATCTCAGCTCGGACGGTCATTCCGTCTTCCAGTCCAGCATGCGCTACTGCGATCTCGCCTTGGTAGCCCCAGTCTTTTGTATTGGCCGCAGCGCCGGCGCCATTGAAGATCGTCATGGCGATGTCAGCGCCGAGCTTGCGTGCAACGCGACGGCCGGCTGTCATAGCCACTGTCAACGCGTCACCAATGATAATGAAGGTCGCCGCTCGATTGGTGATCGTAGTTTCGTGACGCGAGCCATCGTCTTGCCGGAGCTCCACTGCATCGCCGAGCTGATATCGCAAGCCGCTTCGAACTTCGATCGTCGTCGCACCAATCGGATGGAATCGTCGATTGATCTTGCGACCTGCGCTTGCGGCAGTCGCGAGTCCAGTGGTGAGCTCGATCGTAGTCGCAGTGACGCTAGCAACGATATCGGAATGCAAAGTCCCGTCGTCCAGCTCGGTCTCGACCGTATCTCCTGCAACGAAGCGAGCGCTTGTCGCTACTTCGATCGTCGTCGCAGCGGCCGCAGCGTCGGCAGTCAGGACTTCAAAACGGTTAGCTGCTTTCGTATCCTTGGAGTCGTCATAGAGTCGACCAGTGCAGCTCGTGATCGTGGTGATTGCAGCGGCAGGCGTCGACGCTTCATCCGTCGGCCCAAGGGCTTGAAGCAGATCGTCGGCGTAGAGTTGAATGCGATCCATTAGTTAGCTCCCCATGTGAGGCTTGCTTGAGATTGACTTCTTGGTCTTGCGCCCGCTGCTACTGATAGCTGCAGTCAGGTTCGCGTTGCTTGAAACAGCGGCTACTGTAGCAGCGCCTTGATCGCTTACTGCGCTGCGAATATTGATCGAGCTTGAAATAGCCGGTTTGATATTCGGGTCGATGCTGATTTGTTCAAGCGCTGCAACAGCTGCTGATCTCACTGACTGTGTGCCGCGATAGAGCGCGTACGGATCGCGCGCGAGTAGCGCCAAGTCCTGCAGCTCTAGCGCTCTGTTCCAGAAGTAGAACGCATGAACTGACCCACTGATCAGCGTCTGCGACTTGTCTGCTGTATTCGATGGGATGCCGATTGTGCCGTCCAGATTCGGGGCGTTGGCAAAGGCGGCAAGCGAAATCTGCAGATCATCGAGGTTTATGGACACGAAGCCACCAGCATATCTGATGCAAGTCAGAACGACGACGCTCGTCGTGATTTTCGTATGCTGCAACGCAGATAAAGTAACGTTGACGACGAGGCTACCTGTCGTGAGGCGCAGTTGCTTAGTGAACGGGTTGTATTGCAATAAGATGGACGAAAATCCAGGGAGTACGAATAACCGCTTGAGATGATCCGACGTAGAGAGCGCGCTGACCTGCATAACAATCGAGGCGGTCCAGGGTCCGATCCCCGTACCGATCGCCTTGGTTCCGACCCACTGATTCCCGTGGCCTCTCCCAGTAGTTTGCGCGTAGTTCATAACCAACGCGTTGCCGCGAATACCCGGACCGTTAATTGAGCTACCCCCGCCGCCTGTACCTATCACCTGCTCGCCACGCACGCCACTAATCACGTCGCGGTTCTCGACTGTCGCACCGATGTCGTCAAACGGCATCCATGCGAGCAAGCCTTCGCGTAGACTGCTGGCACCAGTCGGCCCCCAGTAGCCCGTCTGCGGTTTGTTTTTCGGGTAGTAGCTCACGCTAGTCCGCCATCCTTCGTGACTTTCAAATTGCAGGTAACGATGTTGGCCACTCCGTTTGGAGTCATCGTCACGCGGAAATACCGAACTCCAGTAACTGAAAGGCTTTGCGCGGGTGGCGTTGCGTTGGGTGCGATGAGTATCGCGATCAGCGGAATCGTATCAACCGAAGTCCCGTCGTCGACGCTGCCGTACACGCTTATAATCATTCCATCAGCGGTGCCAGCGTCAGTGCGTAGCGCTTGAATATGCGCGGTCTCTTTGGGTAGCAGCTCGAACCAAACTGTCGAGTCGCCTTCCCCGAGCGCTGTCGTGACTACTGTGTCCCAGGCCATTATGCATTCACCCTGCGCCCGGTGAATTCGAAGCGCGCTCTGAGTTCAGTAACGAAAGTCGACTGGGCGTAGGCGGCCGTTATCCTGGCGATAGCCTGTCCCAAGTTGGCTCGCTGCGCTGGAGTTAGGTAGAGGGACACCAACTCGAACGCAGCGTTGCCGCTGTCCAGCGCCGCAAGCTCAGGTTCCGACAGTAGCGCTAGCGTCGTCACATCGATTGGCAAGCTAGCTGTTGGAGTTGGAACGATCGTCACGCCTCCAAAGGTCGCGATACGCGGCGAGACTGGAAACAAGAACAGCGCGCGAACTTGGCTGCGCTGGTCTGTATTCGTATCGACGCCTAGCACTAGGATCTCGTTCGCCATGACTCCTCCTTCATCGTACGGAATAGCGCTTGCTGCGCGCGTAGTGGCTGGCCGTGTTTTGCTTCGCGCACGATCTCATCGACGTTGGGCCAGTAGCCTCTGATGATTCGTCGCTTGAGCTCGTCAACTAAGGCGGGCGGCACGTGCAGCGGTTCGCCTGTCTTCTCGTAGTGCAGCGCAGCGAAGTCTTTGACGAAGCCATCGACTGCGCGCAGCGTACCAAGGAACCGCTGCTTATGCTCGGTGTCCGTGACGAAGGTATCAATGAACCAGCCAAGGAACCAAGCTGAGTCCGTCGTATAGGCGTCAGCAATCAATCGCCGGTTCGACTTGTACTCGCCTTCGTCGCAAACGTAGAGGAAGTCTGCAACGGTGCCCATCAAGTCGTTCACGCGCTGGGTCATGAAATCTCCTCGACGTTAAGACCGACGCGGGTTTCCGCGATCATCAGCGAAGTCCCAATGATTCTGCAAGGAACCCAGCTCGTCCACCAAGGCGGACGGACATAGACGATATCGCCCAACTCCAGGGTAAAGCCTTCAGACCACGGGACGGTGAAGCCGAATCGCGCAGCCTGCCGCAGCGATTCATAGGCGTAGTAGCCGAGCACGTCCGCTGCGCTAGCTTGCAATTGGATTGACTTGAACTTGGACGAAGCTGCAACCCGCAGACCGCGAAGCAATTCAGCGTCGTCGATTTCGGTATCAAGCAGCGGAGTAAGATCGTTCACGTCTGAGCCGATGCGAACGATCTCCTTGAACGCCGAGACGCCGTCGCCTTCCCAAGGCTGCAGTCCATAGAGTCCGCTGAACCGAGTGGCGAGTTCAATGAAAGCCTTGCGGCTCTCGGTCCAATCGCGCGCTTGGTCAATGACAGGCGCGACTGTGACAAGCTCAAAGTCATCGATCCACCATTGGTCATTGTCCACTGCTGGGCCAGAGGCTGTTAGGCGAATCGTCAACAGCTTAGTCGGATCGCCGATGCCTTCCGGCGATCGCGTTGGATTGATGTTGGCGACATACCAAGTGTCTGCCGCTAGCGGGAACGCGTCTGAAACGTCGTAGCCCTGCAACGTGCCGGCTGCATCAAGGTAGTCGGACAGCCTCGCCCTAGCGAACTCAACGCCATCTTCATCCCTCAAGCTAGCAGTGAAGTTAGCAGGGTCAGACTGGTCAGTTCGGAAGTGGAACCGTAGGACCTTGCCGACCGTATCAACCGGATCGTCAAGCACGCCGGCGAAGATGACAGTGCCGAATCCAGGCGAGACGTCGGTAGCCTGAATTCGAACCGAGCTACCGTCAGTTTCAATCACTGCGTCGTCAGTTTCAGTTCCAACGCCTTGAACGAAAGACCAAGCCGATGCGTCGTCAAGTACGCTGAGCTGGTCGCCGGACTCGGCTGCAAGCGGATCGACGATACCGAACGCGCTGCGAGCAAGGAACCCATAGTCTGCGAGCGCACTGAGCAAGCGATACTCGGTCAAGCTTGAGCTTTCGCGAAGTACGATGTTGGTCCGCGCTTCGTAGCCCATCGACGATAGAAGCTGCGGGAAGTTTTCGCCCATCAATCGTAGGTCGCCAGCAATCGCGTTGTCGCCAAGATTGGTTTCAGTCTCCGCTGCAGATACCGACTCCAGAGCGCCAGCTAGTCCAGCGAAGTCTTCGATCAGCCATTGGATCGCATCGACCGGCGCGCCGTCCAATCCAGTCACGACCTCAATCTCGTCAAGCCAAATCTGCAAACCAGCAGGGATGCCGTTCCCGTACAGGAACGCGATCTCAGCCCAGTCGGTGATATCGCCGGTTCCAGCTCCGACTGTTGGGTCCAAGATCAGCGTGTACCAAGTGTCTTCGTCAAAGTCGATGGTCGAGACTAGCGTTTTGGCGGTGATGGTAAGGCCACCAGAGTCAGCAATGCCAATGGACAGCCCGTCCACGCCAGCGTCCGAGTTATTCGTGCGAAGGCGCATGCGAACCAGCTTGCCGGTCAAGTCAATCGGCGTCGCCCAACCAGTAGACTCGCAGCCAAACTGAGCGCCGCTAGTGAAGTCGAAGCGGACTGCGGAGCCGTCAACGTGCGTAACAGCATCGTCCGAGATTGAACCGGTGCCTGTCACGACCGACCACTCCGCAGCGGTGTCGCACTCCGCAGCGGGAACGCCTATCTGACCAATCAGCGGATCGACGATAGCAAGGATATGCGCGCCGCCAACCGCGCCGATACCGATTACGTCAGCGATGAAGATAAGGCCAACTGCAGTTGACGGCCCGCTGACCGAAACATCTGCAGTCCGAGTCAGGTTCTCAGGCTCAAGCTCGACCTCGACAAAAGATTGGTCAGCCATTATGGTCGCGAAGAAAGCCGACTCGTCTGCGTCAGTGCTAGGGTTGTTGACATAGAACGACAGGTAGTTATCGTTGGTCTCTACAGTGGGCGCAGCGACGCGTTCGATATCGGATACGATCTTGGCCGTCGGCGTTTCCCAGGCAGACTTGTTGATGACGCCGACATTGATCGCGCTCCCCGTTGCAGTCGCGAAAGTCTGCGAGCCAACTTCGCCATAGAATCTGAAGTTGACGATCAGCTCGAACGCGCGTGTCGCATGCTCGCCGTGATGCGATAGCCATACGACGCGGAAGCGCGAGACAGCTCGACCGCCGCTGGGCGCGTTGCCAATCCAGAAGTGAAAGCCCTGCGTGGAACCGGGATTGTTTTCGAGCTTGCCGTATAGCTGACCATCGAACGGCGGACCGAACAGATTGATAAGGCTGTCGTCGGGCAGCGCCGCGGTAGCGTCAGGCGTGAACGCGGTACCTGTTTCTTCGACGGCGCTCGTGAATGGAATTTGAAGCGTGTCCAACGCGCCCGATTCGAAAGTCGGCTGCGCCGTGATAGCGGTTGCTGCGGCCAAGTCGTCGAAGATCGCGCGCATACTAGCTGCGCTAATCGTCACGACGCCCAGCGTTCGCCCTGTATCCAGCGCTGTATCTGAATCGTTGACAGAATAGTTGGCGCTACTAATCAAGGTCTTCTCGCCGGTCACGGGCGAAACGACGTAGAGCGCTGCAAGTGCAGCGCCGCCGTTGCCGTCGTAGACGATCTTGGACGAAGTCAAAATCTCAATAGCAGTCGTGCCGGCTTGATGAGCAGCCGCGATCGAAGATGAAACACCGCGCGCGCTGATATTGATTGCGGTTGCGCTGCTCGTCGTAGCAGTCACGCGCTCTGAGCCAAGCTGTAGAGTGAACGCGGTTGGGCTAGCCGGCAGACCTGTGGTATCGCTGACCGCTACGACTCCAGTGGTGGTATCAGTGATCGGCTCCGCTAGCGTCGTCACCCATCCAACGGTGCGGTTGATACACGCGACGCCTTTGGACTTGCCGAGCGAGATTGGATAACGCTTACCAAGATCCTTCGGGTCGACTTCGGTAGCGACCGTCGCCATCGGCCAATCCAATTCAGGCTCGATCGACTTGAAGGTAATGGGAATTCCGTTCTCGGTGACGTCACTGACTTCGGAGAGTTCGCCGCGAAAGACGACGGTGTGCTCGGTGCCGGCATAATCCGTGAAGTCGAACCAGGCTGAGCTCGAGCGGTCAGTTCGTCGTGCAGTCTCGACTAGCAGAATTGCAATCGTGACTCGAGCGAACTCCAGGTTTTCGGCGCGCAGCGTCTGCCACAACGGTCCCGCGCCGTCATCAAGATTCCCGACCAGTAGCTCGATTGTCTTTGACCGCTGCGGGAAGTCAGCAGCGTCAGGGATATGATCCATCGTCCGATTGACAGGACTGACTTGCTGAATAACCGGATCGAAGTCGACAGCAACCCCCCACGGATATCGGATCGGCCCAACTCCAAGAGTCCAATAGAAGTCGGTGTCGACAGTATCAGACGCGTAGTTCGTGAAGGTTTCAAGATGAACCAGCAGAATCGGCGCGGCAGCGGCGCGAGCTACCAGTGCAGCTTGACCAGCTTCTAGGGTTAGCATTAGAGCTGCTCGATCAGCCGCGCGTTCGCGTCGTACTGAACGCTAACTCCCGGAGCAGGGAACGACTGCCGGTAGTCGAAGTCCTCGACCAAGCGAACCCACGTCCAACCGTAGTGCGAGTCGGGCGGCAGGAATGCGAATGGTCGCGCTCGTCCAAGATTCTGAAGCGTGTCGAATACATCCAAGTCGTCGGCGTCGCTGACTCGTCTGAAGTCCAACTCCCAGACTCGCCGCTCTGCTCCAAGTACGAGCGCAGCTTCGAACGCAGGGAACTCGCCGATGTTGACTGCCGACTGAACGGGCGTGCGCCAATCAGGCTCAGGTCCACGAACCATCGTACGCGTCTTAGATCCGAGCACCAACTCCGGCAGCCGCCATGCGCCCGATGCGTTGAAGGCTACCCGCCAGAAGCGGGCGCCTGTTCCGTTGACCCAATCGAATTGGAACGGAGCGTCTGCGGTTGCGGCCTTTGTTCCTTCGCTCGACGCGGCGGGCGACGACGCGCCTGAGAAGACTTCGACAGTCGTCGTTCCAAGCGTATGACCAGCGGGGATGAACAGCGACTGGACGACAGTCGTGACTCCGAAGTCGATCTCGATATCGTGATCGCCGAGCGCCGACGCGAACCAAAGAGGCTTCGCAGTTCGCGAGTCAATCAGCCGCTCTACGCCTTGGCCCGCGACGGTAGCGTTGTTACTAGTAACCGCTGCAACGCCTGCGTCCGCTGCGAGATGCTCAAGGATAAAGGCCGGCGACTGGTATGCGTGAGTCATCAGTTATTCAACCCCGTGAAGTCGCGCTGACCTAGCAGCCGAGAGCCGCCGCCGGGAAGTCGGATTCTAGTTCCACCTTGGGTGACCTTGCCGCCGGCTGCAACGGTTGCGTCGACAGTGCCTTGGTCTCGATGGTCGCGCGCAACCTGCGGAGCTCCACCGGTTACCGCATTGAACTGCGCCGCAGCGACGGCTGCTTGATTGAACGCGCGGGCTGTACTAGCTAGCCCGCTCTGCGTCGTGCGCTGCCGGCTGTCAAGCTCAGCAAGGCCTTGAGTCAAAACTTCTACGCCTTCGCCTGCTTCAATTGCTGCAGTCCCAGTTCCAGTAAGGCTTTCAGTGAGCTGATTGTTGGACTCCGCGACAGCATCTTCAATGTTGGCTAGGTCTTGGTAGGTAATCACGCCAGCCCTAGCGGCTTTCTCTGCTTCAATCAAAGCTTCGGCGTTCTTCTTTAGACTTTCGTTGACTGACGACTCCAAAGTAACGCCTAGCCGTTTCGAAATATCCGTCAGCGTGCTGAGCTGCTCAGTGGTCTCGCGTCTGATTCTAAGCAGTCGCTCTTCAGAAACCGCGAGCTGCTCAGTGACAGTCGCTTCAATAGTCAAGAACTGGGTAAGCGCTGCGACCTGAGCAGCGGTCTTCGCAGACTCGGAGCCCACTCCGTTAATCAAATCGACCAGAGTGAGCAAGCCCTTCGCGCCGGTCAGTCGTAGAACGACTTCGCTAACCAGTCCGAATCCACCGCCCAGCTCTTCAAAGACTGGAACGTTCTCTTGCGCTGCCGCGTTCAGCGTGTTGAGCTTCTCACCTATCGTGCTTAGGCCTTCAATGAAGTTGACGCTGGCAGTCGTAGCGTCGGCCATTGCTTCGGCCAGGTCTTCGACGCCTTCAACCAAACCGCCGCTCGTCAGAATATCGCGAACTCGTGTGAGCGACTCAGTGATCTTTTCGTTTTCAGTAAACGCTGCACCGACTTTTTCAGTCAAGTCCCCATACGCATTGCCGATCTGACTGATCCGACCACTGAAAGTCTCAGCCTGGGCCGACGCCTGACCGCCGAACTGTTCGCCGATCTTTTCAATCGCAGCCGCAAACTTCTCACTCTTCGTCAAGCCTTCGTCAAGAATGATGCCGTATCTGCTGAGCGTACTAGTTTCGCCTGCGGCCGCTTTACCCATGAGCAGGAACGCCGCGTTGAGGTCGACGCCCGTCGCGGCTGCAAGATCCAACGCTGCTACGGTCGCGGCCTTGATCTGAGACTCGCTCTTCGTGAACGACGCGAGCAGCGCTTGACCCTTGATGATCGTCTCGTCACCGGCAGTCGTTACCTTCTGAAGTGCAGAGGCTTGGGCTTGCAGGTTCTTTGAAACCGTAACAGACGTCGGCCCCAACGACTTGAGCGCCGTGTCTAGCTTCTTGATCGCGTCCTCTTGAACTGTCGCAGCGGTGATCGCGTCGCCTAGCGCGCCGACTAGCTTCTTGACAGCCGTGAACGCGAGCGCAGCCGCAGCTACGAATCCAACTTTGAGCGAGGTCGATAGTCCATTGAAGCCGGTCTTAGCCGACGTTACCGCCTGACCAGTATTGTCTTCAGCTTCAATGCGGACTTTGACTCGCGGATCTCGCGCCATTGCGTTCCTCGGTACTTCAGAAGTTGGAGCTAGATCAAGTTGATTTCGATCTCTCCGTTCGCAGTGGCCGATCGAGCGATGAGCTTGATTGTGTTGGCTGCCTTGCTGCCCAGCTTCTCCATGGCGGTTTCGTCCAGCTCGGGATCAGCGATCGTGACGCTATGTCCAAGCGCCAACTCCTGCGCGCCCGTCGCTGCGCTGCCGACCGTGAAGGTCAGCGGCAGCAAGTCGCCGATCGCATCCGAGAGCGCTTGAGAGAGCTCGAAGGTCTCGCCGCTTCCGGCGTCGTCCGCGAAGAGCGTAGCCTCAACGCCGATCTCCATGGCGCTCGGCTCTTTGACGATACCGTCGACTGCGTTCGAATCGGGGATGTCGTCAATCGTCGGCGCGAAGGTCAGCGTCAAGTCACTGAAACCGCGAGTCGCATTCCAAGCGTTGCCAATCGATTCAATGGTCGGCATCGACTGCGTTGCCTGCGCGCCGTAGTCCAGCGTCGGTAGCGCGACTGGAGTGATTACCTTCGAGGACGGATCCTTGATTGACCCGACGACGATCTCCGCGGTCGCGATTGCGATGGTTCCCGGCGTGTACTTGATCGCAAGCGAACTGCACCGACAGTCGAGCAGCTCAAGACGATTGCCGAAGTAGTAGACCAGCGCGCTGAACGGGAAGACCGTGTTGTCAGGTACGATCGAGTATCCAACGCCCGAACCCCAGACCGCAGCCTGCAAGCCAACGCCGTTGAGCAGCGCGTGCACGCCAGTCAGCGGCAGAAAGTCTGCGTCAACCGGAGTCGTGATCGTCGTCGTCTTCAGCCCTCCGCCCCAAGGCCAGGAGAAGCTAAAGGTTCGAACCTCTGCGGCCAAGAAGTCTGACAGCGATCGCGTGAACGACGCGCCAATCACAGCCTTGTCCCGCGACCGCCTGCCGATGCTGAGACTCAGACCGCTCTCGCCAACGCCGCTGCCGGAATCGCCGAGCAGTAGGCCGTCGTCCGTCGCATCCGGATCGCCGTCAAGCGTCGCGACGATCGCATCCAGATTCGCGTTGTACGTACCCTCTGCTACTTGCGGCGCAAACGCGGCCGCAACGTCAAAAGCAAACTTCGCCATAACTGATCTCCTTAGCTTTGCAGAATGCTGACGATGGCTACGTATTCAACCGTGATTACGTTGCCTTCGATTTCAGGGAATGCCGCTTCAGGCCCGCCCGTCACTTCATAGAACTCGTTGGCCACATTCGCTCGCCACTGCGCGCGATCGAGCAGCACCAAGCCGATAGTCCACAAATGATCTTCCATGAAAGTCGTTGCGTCTGACGCGAGCGGCGGGTTGTAGTGGATTCGAATTCGGACTTCAGCAGATGAATAGTTTACGTTTGAATCGCCGGTCTGCGTAGCAAGTCCAACCGCAACTGAATACTTGAGTTCGCCGCTTGGTACTCTGAAGTCAGCGCTCAAGACTTTGTTATCCGCAACAGCTGACGCGCTCAACGCGGTTGCAGCGATAGGCCCAGCCAGCACCCAAGCTTCGACGTTAGTTCGTAGATTGCCGAGCGGGGTAGGCATTAGAACATGACCTCCACTTCAATGCGAACCAAGCCGATGATTTCGTTTGAGCCTTTCAATGATTGGACATTGCTATCAGATACGCGCGCAGCCCAGACCGTTCCACCAAGATCGCCTTCGTCTACGCGGATCGCATCGCGAATCGCTTCAAGGTCGTCGGTCATCCGCTCGCGACCTGCCAGCGTTTCGTCTACGCTGGTCTGCCGCTTGAACAGCAGGATGTAGGTATAGGTCGAAAGCTCTTGCCGATAGTCTAGCCCAACAGGATCATAGTCTTCGACGAAGAGCGTACCAGTATCCGGCGCGAGCTGAGCAATCGACTCGGGCTCTTCAACGATAGTTCCTGCTCCCAGTGCAGCTTCGATATAGACGATGAGCTGCGCGGAAACTTCGGCTTGATGGGACATAGGCTAAGACCTGTCGATCGCGCGTTGAATCTCTCGCGCTAGATCGTTTCGGATAGCATCGATCTCTTCAGCTAACGCCGGCTTCAAGAACGGTCGCGGCCGCTGCCCGCTCTGCGGATCCTCATGCGCGCCGCCGTAGATCAAGTCGGTACCGATTGCCCTTATGAATCGAGCGGTCTTGTTGATTCGGATGCTGCGCCGCAATGAGCCAGTCCGAGAAGTCAACTGAGTAGGATGGACAGGCGCGTTGCGACCGCCGCCGCGAATGATTTGCTTCGTAGTCGAGCTGACTTGAACGCGGCGAGCTCCACGGTCCAACGCCTTTTCAATCCCGATGCTCGCTTCTGAATTGCGAGCTTTAAGGTTTAGCCGTCGGAACATGCGCTTGAGCTCAGCGTCGTCAACAGTAATCTTTGCTTGGGCCATCAGATTGTCCGGATGCGGCGATAGTTGAGGATCGTTCGCAGCGTAAGCGGCTGCCAACGCCACGCGGTGAAGGTCGCGCTTGCTTGGCTTTCGACTTCGTTCGCAGCAAGACCCAAGCGGCCGCCGCCTTCGTTGGATTGCTGGTAGGCTAGGGCGACTTCAGAGGTTGCAGCCAGCGCGATATCTTCGGGGACTTGGTCGAATCCATGAGTATAGTCGACCAGCACAATCCCTGGAGTCCAACCGTCAAGGTCGATACCTGACATTCGTTGCAGCATGTAGCCGTTGATCTTGTAGCCGTTGCTAGCCACCAAGTCACCGCTCTCAGTTACGGACTCCACGCTAATGATTGGGCCATGCTCTAGCGGGAGATTGACTTCAGCAGAACTCATGACGATCTGTTGCTCGCCTTTGGTCTGCGACGAAAGGATTGAGCGCTGCATCTCGGTTTCGAGTAGCGCGGAGACTCCAGAGATTAGCTCGTCCAAGAGGCTATCCTTGGAATCGTTCTCAATCTTGAGGAAGTTCTTGACGCGCGCTAGGGTAGTCAGCATTGGATTCCTTTCAAAGGGAGCGGAGCGAAACCTAGCTATGGGAAGGGCAGACTAGCTAGGCCCGCTCCTTTAGCTCCTCCTGCTACTTGCTCTCACGCTTGCGCCCACCACGCGTCATGCGATCAGGTGAAGCCGGCTGCATGCGCTCATCAGCCGCCTTCTTGGCTGCCGCATCCGCAGCCGCAGCCGCAGCATTCGGACTCGCATCAGTCTCGCCGGTTGCGATTGCGATGATCTTATCCAGCCGTTCCTGAGCGGTCGTGCTGGGCATGGGATTCGCAAGGCGTCGGATAGCTCGCATGGCGTGTCGAATCTGTGTGTTGTCCATGATTCAGTTCCTTTTGCAGGCTTTGAAAAACTTGAAGTTTGAGGGCCGCGCCGCGGAGCTCTGAATTGGCGACGCGGCCCTCAGTCCTTGTCGAGAACCTACGCGACGGTCGCGAGGGCGCTCATCTGCTTGAGGGCAACCGCATCGAGCATGTTGCCATCATATCGCTCCGTGAACTTCAGCTGAATCAGATCGCTCGCGAAGTCCGCGTGCTCGCTGGCCGCAGCCGTGATTCCCGCGCGACGGCCGAAGCCGTAACCCGAGGGATCGCCGAAGATGAGCTGACCGTCAGCAAGCGGGACTTCGTAGACCGGCTTGTTGAAGATGAACCCAGTCGCGCCAACAACGTCGGTCACCACGTTCGCCGCGCCGGGGAACGAGAGAACCGGGTTGCTATTGCCATCGACGAGCTGAGAGACGAGGCGCAGCGTTACCGCGTTGCCCAGCCAGATCGGACTCGTTCGATAGGCCTTGCCGAGTGCGAAGTAGAGCTTGACCAGATCCTCGTAGACCAGAACCGTGGTCGAGGCTTCGTCGACGTTCTGTCCGACGATCGCCGCGGTGATGTTCGGAGTCGTCCCATTCGAAGTGCAGATCTGGGTATCCTCCAACGCACCGAGGCTTGAGCCAGCCTTGACAGCGAGCAGACTCATCAGGTTGAAAGCGGCGTCGGCCATCGCTTCCACACTGACCTTCGCGAAGGCCTGCGCCTTCTGAGCCTTGAACATCACGCTTGCGACCGTGGGCCCAGCGCCCGTCGAAGTCGCGCCTTCTGCGACCATTCCAGTCGTGAACGCGTTCGCAGTGGGGACCCGCTGCGTCGCACTCGTCAACGTGATGTTCTGGACCAGCGGAGCCAGCACCGCCGCACTATCACGCGCAATGGCTACCACTGCGTTGACGTTCTGCGGAAGCGCGTCGCCTGCCGTGCCGTCCAGAAGATCCGTGCCACTCACGTCACCTTCCAGATACGACGTCACGGCACGACCCGTGATGGCGTTGAGCTTGTCCTTGGCGAGCTGCATCAGGGTGCGATCGCGTGCGACCAGTCCCTGAAACCACTTGGCTCCCCAATGATCGAGGTCCGGAGTTCGAACCTCGCGGAGTTCCGCGTTCTTCCGATAGAGCGCTCGGTAGAGCGGATCCGTCGGCTGATTGCGAGACACCACGTGGTCGCTGCCGCGCGAAGGCGTACTCGGTCGCGTGGTCGAAACCGCGCGGCGAGGCTGCCCAAGCTTGGCAATCTCCGAACGCATCTCTTCGAGTACCGCAGCTTCGCGATTCTCGAGCGCCGTGGCGAAGAGCGACGCGATGCCCTCTCCACCCGCAGATTTCGGCTCGCCTTCGGTGCGCTCGCCTTCCTCTACCGGCTCCATGGAATGAAGCTCTTCGTTGAGCTCCGTATGCTCGATCTCCAGCTCATCGCCAGTCGATCGGCAGTAGACAGTGATTTTCATCGTGATACCTTTCCAGTAGCTGCGTCAAGGATGTTCTTCATCCGAGTACGCATGCGATCCTCGCTGCGCGTCAGCTCTCGCTGAAGGTCTGCGAAGACGCTTGCTGAGGCAGCAAGTCCGCTGCCTCCCTTCGTTGGCGCTGGTCCGCGCTTCTGAATCTCACGCTGCCCCTTGAGCAACGCGTTTACTTTGTCAAGGACTTCCGACTCCAGAGTGTCGACGGCCGCTTGCAACGAATCCCGCTGCGCCGGCGCAATCAAGAGCTCAACGCCCAAGATCTTCGCGAGCACGGTGTCGTCGTCGTCCGCCGCAAGCGTATCGTCCTGCGCTGCGGAGCGAGTCCAGACGCTTCCCTCTGTCGGTCGGTCGGCTTCGAAGGCCATCTGCCGCCAGAACGCTTCGGCGACATCCGAATCCGCAGCATCCGCGCAGCGAATGAGCGCAGCCGGATCCGCACCGAGACTGACGACTGAGCCTTCGAGCGCTCGCCACTTGGAGTGATAGAGTCCGTAGCGCTTGCGCCAATCCTTCTCGGAGTCAGCGTCGACGAAGTAGGCGTGATCGCTCGGCAGGTTGACCCGTCGCGTCGACTCGATTGGATCCCACCGAATCGAGACTGCGTTGACGTGTCCCTTCTCGATCATCAGCGCCATGTCCCGACGGATCTCTGAGCTCGGACCTTCGCCAGCCATTTCGATTTCGCCTGTCGCCGTCAACTGCGGTGGCTTGCGTCGCGAGCCCGCAACCTTGATAGGGTTGGTAATCGAGCCCGCTTGCAGGGTTGGATCGTTTGTATGAGAGATGAGCAGCGGCATGCGCGCCGGGATACTTCCGCCAGCGATCTCGAGGATGTCGCCGTCGCTCGCTTCGCCTTCGGTGGCGAGCGTCATATCGAAAGTCCCCGACTCTCTGTTGAAGCTATTGACTCTTGCGAATGATCGCGGCATGGCCGTTCTCCTTAGTGATAGAGCGGAATGATTACCAATGAACCATCCCACGCGGTTGCGCTTGTTAGAAGAATCGTGAGGTAGAACACGTCCGGCAAGCCGTCAACCGCCATGATGTCGGTGGAAGACGACGCGAGGGACGCAGCGTCCACTCCAATATCCACTACGTTGACCACGGATCCCGTCGCGGCTGCTGAAGTATCCAGCAGAATCGGGGCCGCGTCTCGATCGATCGGGCTTACGTAGGAGACGGTGAGCAGCCATTGGCCGCCACCAGCGTCCGATCGGAACGCGCGTACACGGATTGCATGCGGGTTGCCGAGCTGAGCGCGTGAGATTGGTCCGTATAGCTGACTAGCGGAGTTGGCATCCTCCTTAACCCGCTTGTCGTAGTCGCACTGACCGTCGGGACTGCCCGTGGTCTGGACTTGGTTCTCGACCGAGCCTGCTGTCACCGTGTCGAACAGATCGACGCAGCCCGCCAGGTGCAGCGCCAACGGATACGCAGCGGGATCAACCGCCATCGCCGGCGTTGCAAGGCTTAGCGTAACAGCAACACCCCACCACCACTTCCAAATCATGAAACGTTTCATCACTTCTTCTCCTCAACCGGCGTAACAAAACACCGGCAATTGATTGAGTTGCTCGCAGAGAGAGAACTGCCGCCTTCGCCGATGCCGGGCGCGTCGGCTCGCTCGCCGTCAGTCAGAGTGAACGACTCATCAAGGTCAACGACTTGGCCGTCGATCAGATGCGAGTCGCGAACGTCTGCATCCAAACTGGTATTCCATTGCTTTCGAGCTACGCCGCTCTGTTCAAAGCCTGCGAGCTGGCCTGTCTGCGTAGCTTTCAGAACTTCAGTGCGTGCAATCGTGCGAGCTTGCTGGCGTCGAACATCGAACACCCGACGGATGCGGGTAGCGAGCTGACCAACGCCTTCGCCTGCCGAGTTACCGGTAGCAAGCTCGCGAGCGATAGCCTTCTGTGTCGTACGATTCGCGTTGGTAATCAGTGCGCCCGCTTGCTTTCGTAGCTGCGCGGTGACCTTCGTGTTGAATATGAACTCCAGATCATCGCTGATACCTGCGATCGCTTCGCTTCCAGCTGCGTTGGTAGCGGATCGGCGAATCGGCTCGACGCGTGCGTTGAAGATTTTGTCCCATGCCTCGTCGTCAAAGATCTCGTCAGCGGTCACTCGCGAGCGCGGCTTAGTCGCTTCCAGCTTCTTGAGCGTTTCGTTCTTCTGAAGTAGGAAGATCTTCCGCATCTCACGCGTGAACGCAGGTACAAACGTCCGCTCTGCGTTGACTTGACGCTCCCACGCACGAGCCTTGCTGAAGTAGGACTCTGCTGCTCGCATGCGATCGCCGTCGTCGTCTTTATCCAACTCAAGATCAACTTCGTCGTCGTCGACTTCAGGATCTGAGATTGCACCGGGATCGTCAGCGGGCAGTAGCTCATCCTCGATCTCAGGCTCGTACCAGGTCTCGCCAACCTTCGCAGGCGGTCGATCGCCCCACGGAACAGGATCTTCGCCGCGCGCTTCAAGAATCATGTTAGGCGAGCGAACTTTATTGGTGATGTCCGCGGTCTCTTGCGCCAACTCGAATGCCTTGTCGTCCGACACGAACTTCTCGAACTTGACGAAGAGTGCGGGATCAAAGTCCGGTGCGAGCTGCAACGTGAGCGCGTCTTCAATCATCGTTGAAATCGGCAGAATCGTATGACGATCGAAGACATACTGGTTGGTTTCAGCGCTTGAACGATCGCCGCTGACTACCATGCCAAGGATAGACTTCGGAACGCCAAAGTCCATGAGCTGCATGTTGGACCAGTACTCAAGCAGCGGAGTGATGTCCGCGCCGCTCTCCATCGCCATTTGGATGAGCTTGTAGTGCGTGGGCAGAATGACCGGCAATCCATCGCTCGTTCCCACCCGATTGTTGTATCGCTTGCGCCAACGGGTAAGGAACGATTCCTTTTCGTCCTTCGTGAACGGCTGCGCTTGCTCGCCTGCTTCAAGCGCAGTCTTGGGCGTGGCGTTGTTCATGTAGTGCTCGCGCATCGTCTGACCGGCGAACTTCAGAGAGTCGGCTGTCACTGCGGACGGGGCGAGATATCCCTCTGCATTCCAAGGATCTTCAGGATCAGCGTAGAAGAATCGGATGAATTCGTTTGCGTCGACTGCGCGTTGGCCGCCATCACCGTCTGTCACCCAGTATGCGACGATGATATTCTGTTCGATGATCGGCTCCATCAACCAAGGCGGAACGGGGTGGAGCTCAACCGGAATGCCAAGGCCCGAGCCAACCTTCTGCCAATAGGCTTCGCCGCACGTGACGACGTACTGACCGACCAATCGCAGCATCTGAGCTCTCGAATAGTTCGGATGCGGGCGATCAAGTAGCATTTTCAGCGGGTTGTCGTCAATGATCTCGTCAATGACCGTTCCCTTGCGATCGCGACGGCTGACCATCACTTGCGGGTTGAGCATGCTTAGCCGATTGGCAATCGCACGCGTCGCAGTATCGGCTACGCCTTTGGACTCGCGTAGCAGCGTCTTCGTATTGGGCTGGTTTCCAAGGCCTGTTCCGAACCGATCGGTGCGGCTATGGTACGGAATCGCTGCAATCGCCCGAGCAAAGCCTTCTTCAAACGCGAGTGCCTGCGCTGCTTGAGCTGCTTTGCTAGGTCCGCGAAGCCGATCCAATAGCGCCATCAGGCCGCCTCCTCTTCTTCGTCATCATCGCCGTACAGATCCGACGGCGACAGTCCAGTGTTTCGAACGAGCAGGTTCGTCAGCGACCAAACGCACGCGTCGCCGCGGTCGGGACTGCCCGATCCTTCCCAACCTGAATCCGTGAAGCCGGTCATGTCGTCTTCAAGGTGGGGAAAGTTTCCGCAGTACTTGACGCGGCCCTGTTCGTGCAGCGCTGCAATCGGCTGCGCTCGAACATGCTTGCCACGCGATGCGGTGACCTTGACGAATCGCGGGCGCGGGACTCCCATCTTGTCTGCGGCTGCATGGATTACGTGCTGCACCATGTCGCCGCCATAGTTCACCTCCGCTACGACGCGATCGGCTTGCAGCGTGTAGTAGAGCTGGACGACTGCGCGCCCCCAACCGTCAGGCCCTGCATGGGTCGACTTGTCAGTGATTACGTAGCCGACCTTGCCAATCTTCCCGCAGGCGATGATTCCCTTAGCGTCTCCGGTTTCGGTACCAGACGGGTCGACTCCAACGCATATGCTGTCATAGTCGCCGAGCTTGGGTCGCAGCTTAGCTTCAAGGCGGTTGTCGGCGATCATGTCAAGGGTAATGAGCGCGCCTTCAACGTCTTCGAGCAGAATGCCTTCAATCTCCTGACGACCAAGTCGCGTGCCCCCGTACTCAGTCTCCACCGCGCGGATGAACTTCGCGCTGAGATTCGCAGCGTTCTCCTGCATCGCGCCCTGAGACACTACGCAATCGCCGCGTTTGAGCAGCTTCGCAACCAATCGTCCACGCTTTGGAGTAGAGGTCGCGACGATTCGAGGATCGCTCCCAAGTCGGATACCAAATTCGAAGAGCGCCAACGCTTCGGCCGGCTTCATACGGTTCGGCGCCCAAGAGTCGATCTCGTCAATCCAGGCCCCCTCGGCTTGCGTACCGCGGAATCGCTCAGCCTCCTTGGCTGCGCGCAGTCGAATGACCGCACCGTTCCAGCAAAGCAGATGGGGATTCGCACTGGAGAGCTTTAGAACTGGTCGCTTGTGAGGCGGCCAGATATCGAGAAGGCCGGGAGCGCTGGGACTTCCGTTGACTTGGGTATCCATGACGTCCATCCATGTAGGCCCAGCAACGTTGACCGTTCGCCACTCACCGCGGTCAATACGCCCGCGAATATATTCCGCGGCGGTGCGGGTCTTGCCCCAACCTCTCCCGGCCTGAATGAGCCAATAGAACCATTCGCCGTCCGGCGGTAGCTGCTTTGGTCGCGCCCACCTACTCCAGGTTTTGAGCTCGTCCCAAAGCGCCATCCGTGCCGGCGTCGAGAGCTGATGCGCGATCGCACGCTGCTCAACCTCTGGCAATAAGAGCAGCGAGCTCACTAGCGAGTCGGTCTGCATCCGGCTCATCCTCGTGGATATGCTTTTCGATCTTGGGGAGGATCCGCTCGAGTACGCGCTCCAATGCCCAACGATCTTTGTTCTGAGCCATGGTCATGATGATCTCAAGGATCTCTTCGCTGACCGTGCCTTTGCGCTTGTCACCGCGAGCCGACTGGAGAATGCGAGCAAACGTCTGCTCTGCATCGCGTCGGTAGGTGTACTGATTGAGACCGCGCGGATTGCGAACTTCCCCGATCTGAATGCTATGCGCGAAGAATCCAGGGTTGTTGGTCCTAGCCGCTTTAGCTCGCGCTGCATCGGACGGAACGTGCTTGACCTTTGCGGGCTTCTTCCGCTTGCGGGCTTGCGTGCCGCGGGCGGGCTTGAGCTGCTCCGCCTTGGCCCGAGCCTTGAGGCGCACGCTCTTCTTGGAGCTCTTCTTTTTGACGGCCATTAGACGCAAGCTGTCGGTTAGCGCTGCAAGCTGCAACAGCCTGCTAGCAAACTGGCCCGCGCTCGAGAGCTAACCCCTTGATTTCATTAGCTTTTGTGGATTACAGGCGCGCCTGGTCGAGCCAGGCCCTGGG